AGATGCCCAAGGGCGCTAAGAAAGCCCGCAGGGACGATACAGACTTCACCCAGTATAAGAAGGGTGGGAAAGTAAAGCCTGTGTGGGATAGGCCGCGTCCGAAGGAATTGGGTAAACCGTCTGTACTTACTGCTGTAAAGAAGGCGGCTGCTAAGAGAATGGCTAAAGCAGCAGGCAGACCTTACCCAAATTTAGTAGATAACATGCGCGCAGCTAGGAAGAAGTAATGCCATACACAACCAGTACCACAGCGTTTAATCCTACCCTTAACGATATCGTTGAGGAGGCGTTTGAGCGCGTGGGCTTGGAGTTACGTACTGGTTATGACTTCCGCACAGCGCGCCGCAGTCTCAACTTGTTGCTGACAGAGTGGGCTAATCGCGGTATCAACCTGTGGACTATTGATACTGGCACCATACCTTTGATACAAGGGGTGAATACGTATGACCTTCCTGACGATACTGTTGATCTTATCGAGCATGTTATTCGTAATTACCCTGGCTCCGAAGCAAACCAGATTGACATCAACATCAACCGAATAAGTGTATCTACGTACTCAACGATACCTAATAAGTTGACGCAGGGTCGCCCAATTCAGGTGTGGGTAAACCGCCGCTCTGGGCAGACCACAAATACACCAGGTGCTACGCCGCAGGTTCCACAGATTACTGTGTGGCCTACACCAGATCAGGGTACGGCAGAAGCTCCGTTCTACTACTTTGTTTACTATCGCCTGCGCCGTATGGTGGATGCTGGTAACGGTGTGAACGTGGAAGATATTCCATTCCGTTTCCAAGAATGTTTAATCTGCGGTCTAGCGTACAGGTTGGCTATGAAGCTGCCAGGTGGTTTAGAGCGCATACAGTTACTGAAGTCTCAGTACGATGAGGCATGGGAAATGGCGGCAGGAGAAGACCGCGAGAAAGCGCCAGATCGTTTGGTGCCTCGCATGATTACTTACAGGTGATGTATGCCAAGTAAGTATACGGCTGGTAATAAAGCAATTGCAGAATGTGACCGATGTGGTTTCCGGTATCTGCTGAAAGAATTAAAGAAGCTGACGATCAAGACAAAGAACGTCAACATCAAAGTTTGCAAGACATGTTGGGAGCCGGATCAACCACAGTTAAGCCTTGGTCTTTACCCTGTAAATGACCCGCAAGCTGTACGTGAACCAAGGCCCGATGTTTCTTACTGGCAGTCTGGTTATAGTGGGTTACAAACTGACATACAAGCTGGGACGTTGGTATCAGAAGATGGATATCCTAGCGGTGGTAGCCGAGTAATACAGTGGGGCTGGAATCCAGTAGGCGGTGCAAGAGATATAGACGATGGACTGACACCAAACAATTTGGTAGCTAGTACGTCAGTTTCAAACGTAACCATAAACTAGGAGTACGAGATGGACACAAAGCAAGTTAAACAGATCGCCAGCAAAGAAGTGAAATCGCACGAAAAGCGTATGCACAAGATGGCAAAAGGTGGCGTAACTACTGATTCCATGGAAAAATACGGTAGGAATATGGCGCGTGCTATGAACCAGAAATCTAACGGAAGAGGTCGATAATGGCTAAGTTCTCGCAGAAGGTTAAAGGTAAAGAAGTAGGTCAGGCTGCTGTGTATGCTGCCCCTCACGATATGAAGGGTAAAGCGTCTAGCATTCAGGCTGATTCTGCTTACACCCCTGGCGCTAAAGTTATGGATGACATCAACATCTCTGTTGCTGGTCTGAGCAAGGGTAACTACAAAGAGACAAAAACTAGCGGCATCAAGATGCGTGGCGCTGGTGCTGCAACCAAAGGCACAATGTGCCGGGGGCCGATGGCTTAAATGAATTACGCCCAGTTAAAAGCTGCGATTCAGTCGTACACGGAGAACTACGAGTCAGAGTTTGAATCGTATATTCCTACGTTTGTAACTCAGACTGAGACTCGCGTTTATAACACTGTTCAAATTCCTTCTTTGCGTAGGAATCAGACGGGCACTTTGACGTCTAACAACAAGTATCTGTCAGCACCTGGTGACTTTCTTTCTGTGTACTCAATGGCAGTGATCCAGAATTATGGTTCATCTAATGAGGTGTACACATACTTGTTGAACAAAGATGTGAACTACATCCGTGAGGCGTACCCTACGCCTGCTGATACAGGGGTGCCAGCTTATTACGCTATCTTCGGCCCATCGGTAAGTAGCAACGTCACATCTAATGAGCTGACGTTCATCATGGGGCCAACGCCTGCTGCTGGATATACGGTTGAGCTGCATTACTCCTATTACCCGCAATCAATTGTTACTGCTGGCACTAGCTGGCTGGGCGACAACTATGATCCAGTTTTGTTGTATGGCTCCTTGCGCGAAGCTTACCTTTACATGAAGGGTGAGCAGGATTTGATCGCCAACGTAGAAGCAAAGTACAACGAAGCATTAGGTCAGTTGAAACGTCTGGGCGATGGTATGGAACGTCAGGATGCGTACCGTAGTGGTCAGACTAGAGTGAGAGTCACATGACAATCTACCAAGGACTGACTACAAGCTTCAAGGTTGACATGCTGGAAGGTAAGCAGAACGTAGCCTCCGACACATTGAAGATGGCGCTGTACACCGCGTATGCCACGTTAAATCAGGACACAACGGCGTACATATCGGACAATGAGATTAGTGGTACTGGTTACACTGCTGGCGGTGAAACGCTGTCTAATGTGACGATTATGAGTGGTAGTAACACAGTGTATGTGAGCTTTAGTAATGTTGTTTGGAATCCAGCTCAGTTCACTACTAGAGGCGCATTGATTTACAACTCAACAAAATCAAACGCTTCAATAGCTGTATTGGATTTTGGGTCTGACAAGATTCAAACGGGCAACAACACATTTACCGTAACTTTGCCGCCTGACACAGAGTCCAGTGCGCTAATTCGTATAACGTAAGGAGTAATCATGTCTACTGAAAAATCCAAGTCAAGCGAGCAAGTCTCGGCTGATGTGGCGCGTAAAGAAGGTTTTGTAGAAGGTATTTCGTCTGGCGGTGTGTTTACTATCACCTGCATGGATAAAGACGGCAATGAGAAGTGGGTAGATATTGCTCCTAATCTGGTTGTTAATACTGGTCTGCAATCTATGAATACCCAGTTCTTCACAGGCTCTGCCTACACGGCTGCTTGGTATATTGGTTTGGTCAACGGTACATCTGCTTCCACAACATTCTCCGGTGGAGATACGTTGGCTAGCCATACAGGCTGGGATGAAAATACTCAATATGTTGGTAGCCGTAAAGCAGCGTCGTTTGGCGCAGCTACTTTGGCAGATCCATCAAACATTAACAATTCAGCGTCTGCTGCATCGTTTACTATGAATGCTACTGCTACTATTGCTGGCGCATTTTTGGCAAATGTAGCGTCTGGCACTACAGGATTGTTGTTCTCAGCGGCAGACTTTCAGTCTCCTGGTGATCGTAGTGTGGTGAGTGGTGACGTTTTAAACATCACATACTCGTTCAACCTTGATGCTGCTTAATAGGGGATAGACATGGCAACATTTAAAAAGGGTGATGTAGTCAAAGTTAAGGCTGTGACTCCAGAAGGCCCGATTACCAAGATGCGCATGGACGAAGACGGTACGATCTATTACTTAGTAACTTGGTCTACTGATGGCGTTGAGCATGAGCGTTGGTTCACGGATGAGCAGATTGTTGCTGCGGGGTAATGTGTGGCCCAAGTTGATGGCGGCTACGGCAGCGGGTATTGGGCTGAAGCAGCGTGGGGTTGCTCAGTCTACTACCCTGTCATCTCCAATGGTGGCTGGGGTAATGGCATTTGGGGTGGCGCTGAAGATTCGTTAGGCGGCTGGGGCTTAGGTAATGGCGGTTTAATTGTTGCCAGTGATTCTGTCAACGTAGCAGCCCAAGCAGCGATTGTTGGAAACATAGCAGAAACAGTAAGTGTCACTGAGATATTCTCTGCAGGACTGGCGGCAAATGTATCTATTAGCGAATCTGCTAATGCGTCAGAAACAGTAAGCTCGGCAATACTATTTGTAAGCAGCGTTAGTGACACGGCGACTGCAAGTGAAACGGTAGTAAGCACAGTTATATTTGGTAGTCTGATATCTGAAGCTTCTACTGCTAATGATACGGTAAGCACGTTAGCAATACTTGGGTCAAGGATTCAAGAGAATGTGCAAACGGTTGATACCGTAACAATTAGCGTAACGGGCGCAAGGAACATAAGTGAGACTGCCAACGCAAGTGAAACAGTAACTGGCGGTCAGACATTTGCGGTTGTTGTAAGTGATACAGTAAATATATCTGAAGCAATATTAAGTGCGTTTGGTATAGCAGGTAACATAGCAGAGACAACAAATGTAAGTGATGAATATGTTGGCGTAAGAAATACGTTTGGCGCTATAGATGAGACAGTAAATGCTTCTGAATTTGCAAGTGCGCAGGTAATATTCCAGACGTTAATAACGGAATTACTTACGGCGCAAGATGTAATAACGGTAGCAGCAGAGAACGAAAGACGCATATCTGAAAGTGTCACGATAACTGATTCATGGTTTGCTCAGTATTTGTGGAACTTGATTAACGATGCGCAGACAGCTGATTGGACACCGATTAACGATGATGTATCTGGCGGCTGGCAAATGATAAACACGACAGACAATACGTCGTGGCAGGTAATAAACACCATTATGTAAGGATGGATCATGGCAAGTACATATAGCAGCCTAAAGATCGAACTGATCGGAACTGGCGATCAGGCAGGTACGTGGGGTAATACCACGAATACCAACCTTGGCACGGCCCTTGAGGAAGCTATCACTGGCTCTGCCAACGTAACCTTTGCCAGCTCGAATGCGGCGATAGCACTAACAGATACGAATGCAACACAGACTGCGCGTAACTTACGATTGAACTTAGTAGGAACAATCAGTAGCGTACAGACACTGTTTATACCGGCAATTGAGAAGCAGTATTTAGTGACGAATGGACTATCCAACTCTGTCATTATTTCTAACGGTAGTAACGCTTCTCCGACAGGTACAACTGTCACTATTCCGACAGGTAGATCAGTCACTATATTTAACGATGGTACTAATGTTGCAGAGACAATCAACTATCATGCAAGTCTGCAAGTTGGTAACTTAACGCTATCTAATATCACGCTGACCACTCCGCTGGATGTACCAGAAGGTGGTACTGGTCTAGCCAATCTGACCTACGGCAGCGTATTAGTCGGTAACAATACAGGCAATGTGACATTGGTAGCGCCAGGAACGGCAAACAATGTGCTGACAAGTAATGGCACGCACTGGGTCAGTCAAACACCATCAGCATCAGGTGTAACAACAGGTAAGGCCATTGCGATGGCTATGATCTTCGGATTCTAAGGAGTTATTTAAATGGCAAACCCAAATATAGTTAACGTAACGCAGATTTACGGTCAGACAAACTTTCTGACTCCTGCGAATACATCCACG